TCCCTGAGGCCCTTGCGGACCGTAACCCTGCCAGCCTTGCCAGCCCTGTGGACCGGGATTGGTGCCCTGGAATCCCTGGGGTCCCGTGGCGGATATGATAGCCAGACGCTTGTTACTGTAGGTGGTATTGACGTTATTGCCATATCCATAGAGCTGGATCGTGTCCCCGACGTGAGCGTCAATATAGGCGAACGTATCGGCTCCGTCGCTGATCGCGTTGATGGCCGTAGATCCAGCGATGATATTGCCATTAAGATAGACCGCAATCTGTCCAACCTTGTTGCCATTAGCTCTGCCTACGACGAGGTATGTACCCTCGTAAGCTACCGTGACGTCAGTGCCCGTAAGGGCCTCCCAGACGTCACTTGCCACGATGAGTTGTCCAGCATCGGACGAATTGTATTGGCTCGGAGAGTACGGAGCCAGAGCTCCCTGCCAACCCTGGAATCCCTGGGCTCCCTGATTTCCTTGAGTGCCTTGGGATCCAATATTGCCCTGGACACCTTGGGCGCCCGTGGTGCCAATATTTCCTACGGCTCCCTGGTTCCCTTGAACACCCTGCGGACCTTGGACACCAGTTCCCTGGAATCCCTGAGCGCCTTGAGGGCCTTGGACTCCCTGAATACCCGTAGCTCCAATATTTCCTACGGCTCCCTGGTTGCCTTGAGCGCCTTGGGCGCCTTGCGGTCCCTGCTCTCCCGGAATTCCCTGGAGTCCGACACCGACAAGACCTTGCCAGCCTTGGGAGCCCTGGGAGCCTTGAGTACCTTGCGGACCTTGCTCTCCCGGAATTCCCTGGAGCCCGACACCGACAAGACCCTGGTATCCTTGCGAACCCTGGACTCCCTGAGGTCCGGGGAGTCCCTGAACCCCTAGGCCGACTAGACCCTGGTTGCCCTGAGATCCTTGCGGACCCGTGGGGGCTTGATAACCCTGAGCGCCTTGAATTCCGTCCTTCCCAAGACCTTGCCAACCTTGGGCACCTTGGACACCGACGTCACCCTGATGTCCTTGCGGACCCTGAACTCCGTAGCCTTGCCAACCCTGGGCCCCTTGAATGCCAATATCCCCCTGCCAGCCTTGAGAACCCTGACTCCCGGCAATGCTGGACCCCGGCCCTTGCCAGCCTTGAGAACCTTGTGGGCCTTGCAGACCCTGCTCTCCGTAACCTTGCCAGCCCTGGACTCCTTGTCGACCCTGGATCCCGACATTCCCCTGGGGCCCTTGATTGCCTTGAGGACCAACTCCCTGGAACCCCTGGGTACCCTGAGGACCCTGAGATCCCTGGATTCCTCCAAGTCCTTGCCAACCTTGCCAGCCTTGAGCGCCCTGGAATCCGATCAAACCCTGGGCACCTTGAGCACCCTGGTTTCCTTGAGGTCCTTGTAACCCTTGTTCGCCGTACCCCTGCCAACCTTGGGCTCCTTGAGGACCTTGTGGGCCTTGTCCACCGCTGCCTTGCCAGCCTTGGGCACCTTGCGGACCTTGGATTCCCTGGACTCCGATCAGACCCTGCCAGCCTTGGAATCCTTGTGACCCTTGTGGACCTTGGATACCAGTTCCCTGGAATCCTTGAAACCCCTGACGGCCCTGCCAGCCTTGCCAACCCTGGATGCCTTGAGTTCCCTGGACTCCCCGCTCTCCTTGCCAACCCTGCCAACCTTGGAATCCTTGACGGCCCTGGAATCCCTGCGGCCCCTGGACCCCCCGCTCTCCTTGCCATCCTTGGAAACCTTGGAAGCCTTGAGAACCCTGGAATCCCTGGAACCCTTGGGCTCCCAGGACTCCTTGAGGCCCTTCCAGAACAGTGGCTCCGAAGGTGAGCCAGTCTAAATGTGCATCAGCCGATCCCACGGTCATGTAGACCTGGACCGTGAAGAAGTCCCCGGCCGAGGCTACCAGGAGAGCAAAACCGGAGAGGCTTCCGGTCATGTTCCCTGATCCTGAGGCATAACGCCGGAGAGTCCCCGGCACATCTTCGGAATCATTCTTCCGGATCTTCGCGTAGTAATTCCCGATGTTGGTGGCATTGAGGAAGGAATCGTACTGGAACAGGTAGACTCCACCCTCTTTCACCAGGATCTTGGCCGGGTTCGAAGGAAGATCGTGGTCCAGGATGTCTGGATTGGACTCGACATCGGTAGTGTCGAGAGTCACGTCGGTGAAACTGGTGGTGAAGTCGTAATCCGTCGTCCGACGGGCTTGGACCACAGCGGATGGTGCTCCATCCGAGGGCCCCTGGTGACCCTGAATCCCCTGGATCCCAAGGTCTCCTTGTATTCCTACGGGTCCTTGAACCCCGGACCCCTGGTATCCCTGAATCCCCTGGTTTCCCTGGGCTCCTTGCACCCCTATAGAACCTTGGACTCCGTAGCCTTGGAAACCCTGGGCCCCCTGGTCCCCTACGTTGCCCTGGGAGCCCTGGACGCCGGTGTCCCCGATGTTTCCCTGGTAACCCTGAGCGCCAGCGTCTCCAACGAGGCCCTGGACCCCTTGCCGGCCTTGGGAACCTTGTGGGCCTTGCGAACCCTGTTCACCGGATCCTTGCCAGCCTTGGGCCCCTTGAGGACCCTGAACGCCCTGGTCGGATTGGAAACCTTGCCAGCCTTGAGCCCCCTGCTCTCCGGTACCCTGCCAACCTTGCCAGCCTTGAGCACCCTGGAATCCCTGAAAGCCTTGGGTTCCCCTGTTTCCCTGGAAACCCTGAGCCCCCTGCAGGCCGATGTCGCCTTGCGGACCCTGGACACCGGGGTTGGTCCCCTGGTATCCCTGCACCCCCACGGGTCCCTGGGTTCCGGGAGGAGTGTTCCCAAGTTGGCTCAGGGGAACCTGACCGCCCGTGTCCAGCGTGGCCACCCCATCAGGGGCTCCCTTTTCGGAATAAGGGATGACCGTAAGGGAGTTGTCCGACAGGACCAGCATCTCGGGAGCCAGGCCGAATCTCTTGATGAAAAGGCCGATTCCCTTGAGCCGATAGAGGAGGAAATCCTCCTCGCGTTCGGGACCAGAGGGATGGGAGCCGAGTTCCTTGAAGACCAGGATGACTCCGCCGTCCCTATGAAGTCGGACTGGATTCACAGATTAATGATGGAGTCTTTGCAAAGCTCTTTCAAGGGCTTTCGCCGCTCGTTGTCGGTCATTGTCTAATAACGCGTGATCACCACGATGATCCCGTCCGCGCCATCCCCGCCCTTGCCAGAGAGAAATCCATCAAGGCATCCACCACCGCCACCACCGGCCCCGCCGTAGAGGCCTCCATGGCCCCCGGCGCCGCCTGCACCATCATCATGACCTCCGCCGCCTGCACCGGAAATCCCGCAATTCAGGCTTGTAGAATCTGTTCCAGCGGTTCCGGCTCCACCAGCGACCGCTCCACCGCTTACTGTCGTTGTCCCCCAGTCCGCGTAACCTCCAGCTCCGAATCCTCCACCATAATGGGTATCGGCACTACTGACTGCGCCACCGCCACCGCCGCCTCCGGTACTGCCTTCTCCGAAGCCACCGCCCCAAGCCGTGCCCTGCCAATTCGAGAAACCACCATTTCCGCTTGGGAAGGACGACTTGACACCGGCAATGCTGGATCCACCAGCAATTCCACCCAAGCCGCCGAGTCCTCCGGCTGCAAAGCACTGTTTGCTGCCGGTCGAGAAAGTCGAACTGCCACCCGCACTTCCGGCGTTTCCGTCTGTGCTGTTCACCGTTTGTCCGGGCCCACCAGTTCCACCAGCACCGACCGAGAGGGATTCGGAAGCAGCGAGATCGGAGGTCCTATAAATCTTGACGGATTTTCCTCCGCCGCTGCCTCCACCGCCTCCACCTCGTAGGATTGCTGCCGCGTAGCGCCTTCCAGATCCACCGCCACCACCGCCGGCAATGTTCCAGACTTCGGAAGTAACCGGCGATCCGGCAGGTTTCGTCCAAGTACCAGCTCCCGTCGCCGTGAACACCTGGACGTTAGGAGCCGTCCCAGAAGCTTGCCCGCCCTGGAAGCCTTGCCAGCCCTGGGCGCCCTGGCGGCCTTGCGGGCCCTGAACTCCTTGGGCTCCACTGCCTTGCCAACCCTGGAACCCTTGGGGACCTTGACGGCCTTGATTGCCTTGAGCACCCTGCGGACCCTGAACCCCCTGAACTCCCTGCCAACCTTGACATCCCTGGGCACCTTGAAATCCTTGAGGACCTTGGGAACCCTGAATACCTTGCCAGCCTTGCACTCCCTGATTTCCCTGAGCCCCCTGCAGACCCTGGACTCCTTGAACCCCTTGCCAGCCCTGGAAACCTTGAGGACCTTGATCTCCGTACCCTTGCCAGCCCTGGGCACCTTGTATACCCTGTATACCTTGAGCCCCCTGTACTCCTTCAGAGGCTTGAGGCCCTTGCGGACCCTGCTCACCATACCCCTGCCAACCTTGGGCTCCCTGAGGACCTTGCTCGCCAAGTCCTTGCCAACCTTGAGGGCCTTGGGGACCCTGCTCACCATAGCCCTGCCAGCCTTGAGACCCCTGTGGACCCTGAGGACCTTGGGCTCCTACATCACCTTGCCAGCCTTGGGGACCCTGTGGGCCTTGAGAACCTTGATCACCGTAACCTTGCCAACCTTGAGAGCCCTGAGTGCCCGCCTCATCGTTGCCCGGACCTTGCCAACCTTGGGCGCCCTGCGCGCCTTGAGGTCCCTGTGGACCTTGCGGGCCCTGGTCTCCGAATCCCTGCCAGCCTTGAGCACCTTGAGCACCCTGCTGTCCCTGCCAACCCTGAGGTCCCTGTGGACCCTGGTCGCCGTAACCTTGCCAGCCTTGAGCTCCTTGTGGGCCTTGGACTCCTTGGTTTCCTTGCGGACCCTGAGGTCCCTGAACTCCTTGGACTCCCTGCCAACCTTGTAAACCCTGCGATCCTTGGGAACCTTGAACCCCCTGAATACCTTGCCAACCTTGAGATCCCTGTAATCCTTGAGGCCCCTGAACACCCTGCCAGCCTTGAAAACCTTGAGATCCCTGAACTCCTTGAATACCTTGCCATCCCTGCCAACCTTGAGCTCCCTGTAGACCTTGAGGTCCCTGTTCCCCGAATCCTTGCCAACCTTGTAAGCCCTGAGGCCCCTGTGGGCCCTGGACCCCCTGCCAACCTTGAGACCCTTGGAAACCTTGAGCACCCTGATCGCCGTAACCTTGCCATCCTTGAGATCCCTGAGGACCTTGCTCCCCGAGTCCCTGCCACCCCTGTGAACCTTGAGGGCCTTGAACACCCTGCTCTCCAAACCCTTGCCAACCTTGAGACCCCTGAGAGCCTTGGGAGCCCTGATTGCCGTAACCCTGCCAACCCTGCGGACCTTGAACTCCCTGTTCCCCTTGCCAACCTTGAACACCCTGAGGACCTTGTTCCCCGTAACCCTGCCAACCTTGAGGGCCTTGAGCACCAGCCGCATCGTTACCCGGACCTTGCCAACCCTGGGCACCTTGGGACCCCTGAGACCCTTGGGGTCCTTGTTCTCCGTAACCCTGCCAGCCTTGAGGCCCTTGATTTCCTTGCTCTCCAAACCCTTGCCAACCTTGTGAACCTTGGGGACCCTGATCTCCGTAGCCTTGCCAACCTTGAGAGCCCTGGGGTCCTTGGTCTCCGTAGCCTTGGAAACCCTGGGCACCTTGGGGACCTTGATCACCATATCCCTGGAAACCTTGGACACCCTGGGGACCTTGATCGCCGATATCGCCCTGGAAGCCTTGGAACCCAAGATCCCCCTGAGCACCCTGAGGGCCCTGTTCGCCGTAGCCCTGCCAGCCTTGGGATCCCTGCGGTCCTTGACCTCCGGAGCCTTGCCAGCCCTGAGACCCTTGCAGTCCCTGCTCTCCGTATCCTTGCCAACCTTGAGAGCCCTGGCTTCCTTGCGGGCCTTGCTCGCCGTACCCTTGCCAACCCTGCACACCTTGTGCCCCGGCCGCATCATTGCCCGGACCTTGCCAGCCCTGCGCACCTTGGGACCCCTGATTTCCTTGTGCACCTTGCCATCCCTGGAGACCGACGATTCCCTGGAATCCCTGGGAACCACTACCCCCAAGAAGATGCTCGATTGCATCGTCTCCCATGTAGTACCACAGCCCGTCGTCCTTGGGGTAAACCTGGTTTACACCGGACGGAGGAGCGGAGGGAGGACCAGTCAGCTCGAAAAGCCGCTTAACCGATTGGAAATTCTTATCCGCCATGGACAGTCTCCAGGATTCCCAGGCACTTCTTTACCACAAGGCTCGGCTCGACCTTCAGGAAATCGTCGAAGGACGCCGTCGACTCATAGGCGTACTCCCTGGATTTGGTCGGTCCGAAGACGACAACCTGGGGCACTCCGACGGAAGCCGCCAGGTGGAAGCTTCCCGAATCGTTCCCCATGTAGAGGTTGCTGTACGTCAGGATCGCCGCCGTCTGCCTCACGTGGAGCCCCTGGGAGAGAGCCCGATCGGCCTTGAGCTTCGGAGGATTCCCGCCGATTTCGACCGTGGAGATCCCGACCTTCCTGAGCTCCTGGACGACTTCCTGAAACCGCTCCAGCGGCCAGCGGCGGGCCGGATGCGTGGCATGGTAGTCCAGACAGACGATGGGAGGCTTCATCCCCTGGAGAACCATCAGCCCGAAGCCCTTCTCATGGTCCGTCAGGAAGATCTCCGGATGGGTGTCCTCGGGAATGAATCCGAAGTTCATGCACATCTGGCGGGGCATGTTCCCCAAGGCCGGAGCGTTCTTGTACTTTGGGACTACGCTCCCGATGATCTCTTCTTTCCCGTGGTTCAAATGGGGATTGTGATCCCAGAGGAAGACATGCCTGCGGCTGGCGATGGTGATCAACTCTTCCGGCCACCGTCTCTTGAATTCCCTCACGAAGGCGGTGACGGCCAGATGGTCCCCGATCCCGTACTCCTCGATGTGTATCCGCATCAAACGCCTCTGAACTTGTCCAGGTCCAGCGTCAGGTCCTTGGAAATCGCCACCGCGTTGACCCACTGAGCACGATGCTCCGTCTCCGACTTGCAGAAGCGGTCCACGCAGTACCCCGCCTTCCGGGTGCTCTCGCTCAGGGGACGGCGGTTCTTACGATACCGCCACAGGTCGAAGTCTATCATCTCGGCGTGAACAAGGGCGATGTCCGGGCTCCAGGCCACCTCGTAGTTGTCGCTGATGATGTCATGCCTTCCGGGACAGAGATCGATCTTGGCTTCCGGACGCATGAGGATGGGCTTGGAGTACCTCATGGAACGCCAGCCGAAGGATCTCTGATCCAGGGGAGGCCGGGAAGGATCCAGCCGATCTTCCCAGGGAGCCTGGACCAAGGAGAATCCGAGCGGGGCCAGGACGTCGCTCTTGGCCGTTTCGACGACTTCCTTCAGGTTTCCGATGATGAACTCGTCACAATCCAGGAGCAGGATCCAGTCGAACTCGCCCTTGGCTTCGATCTTCGTACTTGTCAGGAGTCCCAGGATAGCAGCCTCATCGTATCCGTCCGTCTCGAACGGGTGGATCTCGACCTCCTTGAATTCTGCGGCAATCTTCGGGGAGCGGTCGGTGCTCCCATTGTCCCACAGGATGATGCGGTCGCACAGCTTCCGGTAGTGGGAGAGGAAGTGGGGGAGCAGGATCTCCTCGTTGTAGATCGGGGCGCATCCGAGAATCTTCATTGCACGATCAGCCGGATGGCTTTTCTCCCGTGCTTTGCCACGAACTTGCAGCGGTTGATAAAGGCGATCTCCCCAAGGGAGGCTTCCCCCGGTTTCTTTTCCCTGAAGGCCGAGAGGTAGGACTCATGGTCCACGATGACCCGCTGATAGATGCGGACCTTCATGTCCGCGTCGTTGATCCTGAGGGCGTAATCGGTGTCATCGTAGCCATAGCCGTCGAAGGTTTCGTCGAACGGTCCGACCTTGGCATAGACGCTCATGGGGATGAGGGCCGCAACCAGCGTGAAGTCCTTGGGGCTGATCTCCGTCATCTCCCAGGGAGCCCCGGCCGAGAAAATCTTGTGTCCCAGCACGTCCCCCTGGAGGGCCGGAGCCAGGATCCCGGAGTCCTTCAGGCTCTTCGAGGTTCTCACCAGCTCGTCGATCCCGAGCGGAGTGATCAGCCTCGCATCGTCCTCGAACATGAAGGCGTAAGGCGTCTTTACACAGCTCATCCCGAGATTCCACGCCTTGGACATGACGAACGGTCCCGGATTCGCGATCACATCCAGTCCCATCTCCAGAGCCAGCTTCGCCGTTTCCTCGTTTCCAGCCACGATGACGGCCTTCATCCTGCCGAAATGGGCGTCCTGGATGGACTTGAGGGATCGCTTCAGGCGCACCGGACGGTGCGTCGGCATCACCACGGTCCATTCGATCTCAGGCTCGGAAGGCATCGGTTTTCTCGTCTCCAATATGGACTGCCACGTTCTCGGCAACCCGGGCCGTCCACTTGCACAGCTCTTTCGCGTTCAAGGCCGCTTCCCTCTCGTTCTTTGCCCCCTGCATGATGAAGTAGAACGTCCCCAGGGGCAGGATCGACGGAGGATTGAAACAGAAATAGGACTTTCCAAGCTCGAAGAACTCGCCCTGATACTCGCAATCAAGCCACTGGGCCGGGGGAATCTCGGGAATCCAGTCCTCCTTGATCCGTGGCTTGTCCACTCCTGAGTTCCACTTGCCCGCCAGCCGGACCCATCCGACATCGGGACGGTCTTCCAGGAGCGCCAGGATCGCCTCGAACGGAACCGGCCTGAGGAACTCGAAGTCATTCTGGAGGTAAAGGAACAGAGTCTCGGGAGAATATTTCTCGGACAGCCTCCCCGCCATGTCCAGGGAGGACCGACAGCACCCTTTCGTTTTCAAGTTCCGTATCAACGGCTTCATCCCATACCCTTCGGCCAGCGCCCTCATGCCCTCCTGGTCTATGGAGGCGTCATCCACATACCAGCCTTCCCACCTGACCTTCCCGAATTGCCGCACGAAGCTCTCCAAAGTCCGCCGGGTGTATTCCGGACGGTTCCTCATCAGGAATCCGACCACCAGATCGGGACTATCCATGCACTTCTCCCTCGGCGGAGACGTTGTCCGAAAACCCCGTGTTCGGCTTGTGCATTCCTTCGTCTTTCCCGATATGGACCGTCACGGGATTCACCAGCCGTGCGCCTCCTTTTCCAAGATCCAGGGAGGTCATCGCGATCTCCTTCTCCACCTTGCCGTCCTGCCACAGCCAGTACAAGGTCCCCAACGGCATGATCGACGGCGGATTGCAGGAGTAGTATTCCCATCCGACCTCGTAGAATTCGCCGTCGCACTCCGTTTCCGTCCATTGAGGATCGACCCCCGGGATCCACACGGGGTCTTTCTCCACCCAGGGCCAGGCGCGGCTGGCCAGTCGGACCCAGCCCACGCTGTAATACTCTTCTAGCATGGTCCTGATGCTCTTGAGCGGGACAGGCCTGAGAAACTCGAAGTCGTTCTGGAGGTAAAGGACCAGGGTCTCGGGAGGGTACTTGCCCTTCAGCTTGCGGATCAGCTCGAAGGAGGTAGGGGTGCATCCCTTCCGCGTCCCGTTGATGATCCCGGGAACCATCCCGAAGGATTCTGCCAGCTTCATCATGCCCGGCTGATCCTTCGAGGCATCGTCCGCATAACAGCCCTCCCAGCGGATTCCCGAAGCGTGCTTCACGAAGCTCTCCAGGGTCCTCCGGGTGTATTCCGGACGATCGCATTGGACGAATCCCACCACCAGTTCCGGGGCGTCAGACATTTCCCCTCCCCGAGGAATAGGCCGCGCAGAAATCGGCGATCTCGACGTACTGATCCGCTCCGGAGCTGGAGTAATCGATCTGGAGCGTGACCATGTCTCCCCTGGCGTAGATCCCGACGGGGGTCAACTGTTTCATGACGAAGGTGTTGATCATGGCGGGCTTGATGTCCACCCCGTTGATCCCCGAATCGGCCACTCCGTTGCACAGGAGCGTGGCCGTCAGGGAAGGGCCGGAGACGACATTCATGCGGATGATGAGACTCAGGGCGTTCGCCGGAAAGCCTCCGAAGTTGTAGGGGACCAGGATCCGGTGCCGAAGCTTGGAGGACAGGGCCCCGCCCAGGAGAGCGGTTGTCCGGGTCATGATCCTTGAAGTCGGAGGATCCCATTCCTCCTCGTACTGGTGCCCTCCCTCCTGGAAGAAGAGCCAGTTTCCGCCGACGGGGGCGTAATGGAGGAGCCCCGCGATCCCCGTCGAACCCATCTCCACGCCTGTGGAGGTGTATTTGAAGAGTCCCGCGTGGATCTCTTCAAACCTGTTCAGTCTGAGCGCTTCGTCAGCCATCTACTTCCCCATATCGAGTTCTTTCGTGTGGCTCAGGACCCAGACTTCGACGTTGGCGTCATTGTCAGGATCCAGGGTTCCAAGGTCGCTTCTCCTCTCAAACCACAGGGAAAACTGCAGGGGGCCTTCATCGAATCCCGTGAAGTACACCGGGAACGCCAGGTATTTTCCCTCGATCCCGTAGGGCGTGTTCTCGTCCAGGACGATTTGGCGTCCATAGATTCCCGTCTGGTACTGGGGAATCTTGTTCTCGTTGAACGGCATGATCTTGAGATCCATCGAGATGGTCTGGCCAGCGGAAATCTGGCTCGACACCTTGATGTAGGTGACGATCTTGATGTTCCTGTACCCGCCCGGCTTGAACCATTGCCACTGGGCCGTGTCGTGGGTCCGTTCATGCCCGGGATCGGGATGCTTGAAGATGTTGACCCTTTGGGAGAAGCCGGGGCTATTCCATCCGGGAAACCCGTTCTGGGCCTGCCGAGCATGGTTCTCGAAGTGCTCCCCCGTCACGGGCGAGTATTCGCCGTTCTCGTTCAGCTCGTACAGTCCGCCCGTCTCGTAGTCGATGATCCTTCCCCAATCGACTTCAGCGTCGAGTCCGCTCCCATCTGGATTGTCGAAGACAGAGGACGCCGTGGGGGCGCGGCTACCCTCTCCGACGGCATCCCCGGTAGTTGTCGAGCCCCCTCCACCTCCGCCACTCCCGCTTCCTTCCTTGGGAGGAGGAACATGGTGCCAGGAATAGTCGGACTTCGTGTCACCGCCGCCGCCCTTGGGAACCCGAACAGTGCCCAGGATCTTCAAGGAAGGCCGACGCTTGAGACTCGGATTCTGGTTGATCGGCTCGTTAGGCGCATCCTGGCCCAGATCCTTTCCGGGTTCGAGGGAGAGCCAGAAACGGACACACCGCTTCTCCTCGTAGTTGGAGCCGTCCTTGGATCTGTCGCCATCCAGGACGAACTGGCCGCAAGAGGAGCCGAAGTTGAAGTGGACGTCACCCCGGAGGGCGGCCTCGCAGAGGACGCTCCGATGATCCTGTTCTCCCTTCTGCCCACCAAAGGGAACGAGGGAGATGATGTGCATGAGCTGTCCGACCCTGTTCATCTGGTCGGTCAGGTACCCGGCGTTTCCCGCCATGTTGATCGCCAGGGCATTCATGCGCTTCTGACGACCCCGTACCTTTTCCATGAGGTCGTTGAGGAAGCCCGAGCCTGAAATCTCGAGCTCGACGTGGCTCACATCGACGCCCATGTCCACAACGGACAGGATGTTCTGGAGCCACGCCCACCTCTGCTTCTTGCGGTTGTCGATGACCATCGTGGAGCGATGATCCCGCTCCGTGGTGTAGTTGGAATGGTCAACGATCAAGCGCTGGTCCCAGTAGGCTTTCTTTCCCTGTCCTTTCTCTTCGAGGAATCTCAGCACCCAGCCATCGGGGTTGAGGACCCGGGCAGCGCAAAGCTCTTTTCTGTTGGAGAAGCCATCGGCAGGGGTCGTTCTACGCGTCTTCTTGTCGAAATCGACGATGGCCCCGCCTCTTGTCGCATCCCATCTTCCGAGCTTCTTCTCAAGATCGTTCGTTTCCGGATTCTCAGAGGTGTCCCAGAAGGCGATCGTCGCCTTCAGGAACCCGTATTCACGGTTCGAGGATGGTGATGTCCCTAATTTTCCTCGTTCAATCGCCATAGCCGAGCATCTTCCTATGAATCTTGTCTGTCACACGAGCCTCGCGATCATCCGGCAATCCGACAAGTCTCGGACGTCCAAGAGGTCCCTGGGCGTTCGGATAGTTGATCGCGATGAATGTATGCGCATCGGCCTCTTCACCCGCCATCTTCGTTCCGTCATAACTGTATTGAATGCTTTGGACGCCGGAATCCGGAACCGCCTTTAGCAGTCCGGAAAACGTGTAGGCATAGCCCGTCAAACCTTTCGTGAAGTTGAAGGCTTCAAAAGCCTTTCCAGTCGCCTCGGTGATGCACTGGGTGGCATTCATGGAAATGCCGTTCTCATCTTCGTACAACCGCATATTCGGCGATACCAGGGCCAGGGGAGTGATCGCGCTCGGGCAGTTGACCCCGGCACACGAGACTTCGGGTTCCGCATAGCCCTGTTGCACGACAAACAGCACCGAAGTCCAATCCTCCGGGACGTTCCCATTGAGTTCATGCGCCATCATAACGTGAACGCCCCCGTCCGCAATCACCTCGGCAGCATCCCCATCGAGAACGAACGGCTTGTCCATCCCGCAAGCATGCTCGGAGAATTTTATGATTCCCGTACGTTCATCAATCTCGTAGGCTGCCTGCTCGCAGACGCCGTACGGAAGGTTGACCTTAGCCTGGATTCCACCGATCCTCTCGAGGTTCTTTTTCTGCTTCTCGTAGATTTTATCCCACTTGTTTATGATCTCCTGCTGTTCCATTTGCCTTCTCATCACTTCGCCAAGTTCGGTCTCCAACTCCTTCACGTAATCGGAAACATCTGCCTTGTACAGGGCTTCCAGTCCTTCGAGCTTCTCCTTATGCAGAAGAACCTTCGACCCACCAAGAGTAAGAGTCTCATCGAGACCAAGCGTAATATTTTTGAAGGTGCTGAGCATCTTTATGGCTTTGGCGGAATCAAAAGCCTGGTCAAGGTACATATTCGCATTTTTAAGAATGTTCCCTTTGTCCTGGATTTTCTTCCGGATATCGGAGGCGTCTTCCCCCAACTGAATATAGGTTTCGACCGCATTCCTTTTCAGGAGGCCGTAATAGCTGGCGACCTCCGAAAAGTCGTTGAAGAACCCCTGTCCGACGCGGTAGGCCCACACGAAAGGCGGATTGAGGCTGAAGGGCTCCCTATCACCCTTCGTGGAATTGGAATATTTACGCTTGTAGACCCCCATTTCGCTCTCATAGAGCGGGACATCCTGAAACGGAACGAATTCGAACTTCTTGATCTGGGCATCGGTGAATCCCATCGGGATCTGATTGATCACCTCGTCTTCCGCGAAGTACCGGGCCGGGGCATACCACTTGTAGGCCTGTGCCCTCAAGGCTTGACTCCGAAGCCATCCTTTCCTCGTACCGAGGGGAGGAACATCCATGAAATTCTTCTCATGACCCGCGAAGACCTGCTTTTTTACCTTTTCGAGAGGGTAGCTGAAAACAACGTCCACGTTCTCCAGCATGTGGTAGCAGCCGTCTTCGGGGTCCTGGAAGATAGGAACATAAGTCAGGTGGGCACGGCGAATCCTTCTCTTTCCCAGAACGGAGATCGCTGTGCTCCGGTTCGTGACATAGAACGTCTTTCTCTCTTCGTGGAGGTATTTTCCAGTCCCGGACTTGTTCACTTCGACGGCGAAGTTTCCGTGCGAGAACGGGGCCGCTCCGACCTTCTCAACGATGTAGTTCCCGTCCGGAAGCATCCGGGCAACGAGCCCGAAGTAAGAGAGAACCTGGGAGATCCTGGAAACGACCGAGTCCCCGTCGCCCAGGATATCCGAAGGAGGCTCGATATCTTTCGCGATTTTCCAGAAATCGCATCCGCTGTCGATGAGGGGGGTTCCTGGAAGCTGGCTGAAAAGCCAGGGAAGGACATCAATGATCTTCCAGGGTTCCCCTTTCTTCGGATTCTCTATCGTCTGGCCATCAAATCCGCCTCCTTTAAGCCTGACGTTGACGGAAGACAGGAGGTATCCGTGCCTCGAGTAGAATTGACGAATATCCGTAAGATGAACTCTGACCGTCCCCGTGTTGTGCGACAGGATGTCGGCTCTGCGGACATCCAGTTCTTCGATTCCACTTTCCGAAATATAGATGTCCCTGAACACCTGGGACTCACTGAGCGGTTTTCCTTCATCGAAGCTTTGCAGCACCAGATCCCCATAAGGAGCGAATCCGGCGGCCTTTGGGACGCGGCCTTTCGGAGTCGACACCGACTGCTCGGATTTCTGGTCCTTCCAAATCTTGAGCGATACCGGTCCCGGCCACACGAATCCGTTGACGCCTCTCCACAGAACATCGTCCGTCTCTATCGAAATTTGCCCGAAATCTTCAAGGTTCAAGTCCACGTAGCCGTATTCGGGGCTAAAACCTTCCGAGCGGCGGAACGCGCACCGCTTGGCTTCCTTGCCCTGGTAGGTGACTTTGTGCGTCAAGATGCCCATAGCGTTAAATCGTCGGAATAGTCCCATCCGCAGGAGGAGATATCACGATGACGTTGGCATGGTCCCCGTGATTCGGATTTCCGATGGGACCGTTGGAAATCCACACTTCCTCGTAAGGCAGAATATAGACACCACGCTCCACGGGAGGCTCCAGGATCGGGAATGATCTCCTCTCCATCGGCCTCTGCCGCTTCATGTTGATGGTCTCCGTGAAGTGCGCGGACGGGGGGGTCAACGAAGACGTATATCCCCTAACTCTTCCGCGAAGACGAACGATGGTTTCTCCCTGTGCGGCCAGATGGAAGATCGGAGGTCTTGGGCCTTTCGCCTGTCCAGCCTGGATGTCGACCAAATACCCGTTTCCCTCTCCGATGACCTCGATGGGGTCTTCCTCGATGGAGATGATGGACGCGCTGCGCCGGGCATCCCACGTCCAGCACACGGAACAGGTGTTCGTTCCGTATTGACGATCAATGGCGAATCTTACGTTCTTTTCCGACGGCTTGAAGCCCATGGCCGCGCTGTAGGCCGCCGCGAAGTTCGATCCCTTCGCCACAACCCTCCATTGCTTCTTTTGAGGATAGCCGTTCTCCCGCTCTTCCTGGATGGAAGCCTCCAGATTTTGAAGGTCGCTCGTATTCCCGAGATTTCCTCCCTGGAGGATGTAAATGCCGAGAGCATAGCGCCAGTGGGAATGCCCGGTGCCGTCCTCCGAGATCGTTTTCATGTAGTTGATCTTCGGAGTTCCGGCGCATTCGGCGGGCTTGAAGTCCCTCCAGACCGTGCCGTCGAGAATAATGCGCACCCGACGCGGGGTAAACTTCAGGATTTCCTTGAATCGATCGTCGATCCCTGAGGCAACAAGCGCTGGAGTTGTTTTTCTGATCTCTCCTTCGACTTCGAGGAACCATTCGACTCCGGCTGTCCTTCCGTTGTCCAGGTCTTGCGTACGCGCCTGAAGATCGAATCTTCCCGGAGTTCCGGAGGTCGGTTCGATGATGGTGAACTCGTCCGCTCCTTCGCCGATCTTTATTTCCCAGCCCATTGATGCACCTATTCGATGTACTGAGATACGTTGTACACGTCTTCATCTACCTTCTTCAATTCTTCCGCCACTCCCTTTCTGAAACGTTCTTCCTGCTCGTCAAAACGCTTCGACCATTCTTCGTCGAATTTTCTAAACCACTCCACGCGTTCTTCCACGGCCTTGATCTCTGCGGACTTGATCCTCTTGAGCTCATCGGCATGGGACTTCACGATACTGACCACTTCCGCGACGGTCTGCATCACGACGGTCACAATGGCAACAGTCGGCCCTCCCATAACCAGTCCGGTGATGGCGGACGTTCCAAGGCGACCCAAGAGCGTCCCTTCGAGCCCGAGGTACTCGCTGATCTCTCCAACAGCATAGCCGGCACCAAATCGGACGGCGGCTCTCGTCAGACGCCGGGTGAGCCTTCTTTCGAGTCGGCTCAGTTCGTTCATGGTGACGGTCATGCGCCCAACCGCTTGGCTCGCCTCTGCTTCGGCCCGGGATGCGCCCACACCGGCATCGCTGACCTGCTCCGGGGTAATCTTGAGCCGAATGTTGAGCTCGTCGTCGGCCATCGGCTATTCCTTCTTCTCCATCAGGGAGCTCTGAATCTTGGATGCCATCTGGAGCAGTTCCTCCGCCTGGAAGCCCTTGGAAAGGCCGGGAGGATCGAAGAATCCGTCGATCCCCGAAGCCGACGACTGGAACAGGGCTTCGGCTTCATCCGCGGCATCCACCAGTTCCGTCAGGTTCTCCATCGCTCCACGATAGGTGGCCTGTCCGGAAGCGAAGGATTGGATGGCCATCTTGAGGGTACGGAAGACCAGTGCGGCCTTCATGAGGCGGACGGAGAACTCGATGACTTCCAGCCTCTTGATGTCCTCGGAGAGTTTATAGTCGGCGGTCTTTCCCTCTGGGGAGGTCACCGACAAGACGCCCTCCGGCTTCCATGTCCACTTCATGCGTCCTCCGAATCATGTCATAGTGACCGAAGCGGCGTAGCTGTCGTCAATCGTCTGCCCGGGATTGACCACGCTGTTGAGACTGACCCGATACCGATGGGCGATCTTCGTGGCGAAATTTCCAGCCTCACTGTTCGTGATGGTGAGGGTCCACTGGTCCCCGATCCTGGGAGAACAGATGTCCAGCATCATGTCGGAAGTGTTCCCCTGAACCGGAAGCGCCGTATTCGCTGTCGTCTTATTGATGGTGAGGTTCACCTGCATCCCCGAGCTTCCTGTCATGGAGACCACCTCCGATCCGGAGGTCCCGTCGAACTGCGCGAGTGCTATGCGGTCGGTGTGCCCGGAATCAAGGAACCATTCAAGCTGCCAGATCGGGGCCGCCCCCATGCGAGTCAGGCGGAGGTAGACCTTTCCCTTGTCCGAATCGGAATCGTAGGGATTGACGACGGACTCCGCCGAAGACAGGGAATCGGGGTCCGTGACAGAGATGGTGTCCAGATCGAGTTGGAGCAGGCTGATCCCGAGGTTCCCGTCCTGGAAGGTCCGTCCCAGGGTGATCGGGTTGTCCCCTTGCAGGTAGGACGTAGTCATGCCCATGGGAAGCAGGGTAGGCGTATGGATGATCGAGAACCCCACGGCCTCGACGGCATCGGACACGCATGCAATGGTGATGACCCCTGCGAGACAGTGGTCCTCTCCCGTAAAGGAGGTCTTGACACACTTCCCGAGGTTCGTGCCCTTGGCCGTGAGCGATCCCTCAGCCACCACGTTCGCCCTGATGGTCTCCGAATCCGCGATCATCGCCGCACGGAGAGCGCCAAGACGCCCCTGGCGCTCCAGAATGGCGATCTGACCATTGGTGAGAGAACTATCGTAGACGTACCGAATGGCTCCCACGGACTTGTCGTTCTCGTTCGTCGTCAGCTCGGCGTCCAGGACGGGGAAGAAATACCCCTCGAATTTGGTCAGAGCCGTTCCATGGAGCCCAGAGACCCCAGGAGTAACCTCATCCTCCTGCACCTGTCCAGCGCTGTCCTTGGCGATCTTTTCCTCTGTCACGGAAGAGGAATAAACAGCGTCCGTAAGGCGCTTGGAGTAGGTGGCGTCCGTTGCCAGGTGGGAGTGCTCCCACAGAACCTCCAGCTTGCGAAGGTTCTTCAGTTCCGCTCCAAGCTGCTTGAACGTGTTGGTATAGTCGATGGCCATGACACAACCTCCCTATCAGGAAAGCGACAAGTCCACAAATTTATCATCGGACGCACGCACCAGCGCACGACCGTTGCACCTGAAAGCAATCCATCCCCTCGCATCATGACCGATGGGATCAGCCGCGAAGTCGGCACAGTAGATCTCCGCCGTGAAGACTGAAGACGGACTTCCGGGAGCCGTCATCGTGAGACGCAGCCTTCTCTTCGTGTCCGCCCTGGCATCATTGAGAACCTGCCAAGTCTCCAGATTCACGACGCCGCCAAATAGGATATTCACATGGGTAAGGCCGCCCTTGTAGACCTCCCATTTGTCGCTCATATACCAGCTGGAAACAGCCTTTTGGTCGATCTCCAGTACCAGATCGGTGTAGTTGATGCTGAGGGCCATTCCGGTCGGATCGAGGATGAGATCCGAATGGCGGACGTTGAACACCCTCTGGTCGGTCGGAGGCGTATGGGCCGCCGGAAGGACCACCTCCACGGGAAGGTTGTTCAGGGGATCGACCTTGACCCGTCCCGCCCCGTAATTCACCTGGATGAGGACCCGCCCCTCCGCCCTCCTGGAGACGATCCGTATGTTGTGGGGGTAGCAGTTCCAGATCCGGACCAGGTTCTGGACGCTGCCTGGCACCCCCAACTCCTCCACCCAGGCCAGGGTGCCCCAGGCCGGGGTACAAGGCTCCAGGGTGAAGGTCCCGCTTCCATAGGCTCCCCAGTTGGACCGAAGCAGAAGCCTCAATGCTTCCGGGGTTGCAAGCATGGTCAGTCTGCCTTTGGGCCGCTCGGGGAGCGGATACCTGGAAGTCTCGTCTTCCGAGTATGGCGTCGTCATCCAGGGCCCGGGAAGGCTCTTTTGGACACTCAGGTCCACGGGAGCCTGCGAGGTCCACAGCCTCATGCAGTCCGCCCCGAGCGTGAAATCGCTGACGATGGAGTTTTCCGCGCTCTGGAGGGCGAAGAACAGGGCTGCCGGACGACGGCGTCGGCGATAGTCTATGCTTCGGGCGGCGCTTTCCAGCGTCTCCGTGAACGTCCTCTGGACTCTGGACTGGGAAAGGAGATCTACCACTTGTTCTCCACCGCCTCGGCCACCAGCGTAAGACGGGCATGCCAGACGTTGCACTCGCCGATCTCGAAGCGATCAATACCCTCGATGGGGATCACGGGAGATGCCTTCTCCGTGTTTGAGAAAACACCGTAGTTCAGTCTCAAGGCGTCGCAAATCCCCTCCACCTGATCCTGGAAGTCCTTCTCTGTCTTGCCCGAGTCCTGGATGCCGAAGTACCCGAACATCCGGAACCGATGGAGGCGGTAGAAACGGAACCATTCATCCGCCTCCACTTCGTTCGTGGAAACGCGAGTGACCATCCAGCCATTCAGGAAATCCGTCCACCCCGCATCCGTCCTGCGGAACAGGCTCTTGAACTTCGCCGCATCACGCCAGAACCTTCTATAGTCGTGGACGACAGAGGCCACAAGCGTCGGATTGGAAGGACACAGGACCGTCTTGATGGACGAGACGATCTCGGATCGGATGGCATCAACCGTCGGGGATGCAGGCATCCTACGTTTCCTTCAGAATCAGAGCGTCTGAAATCTCTACCTGACCTGCATAGGCGTCCCTGGGAGGACGGGTCAGGGGATCCCCGGAATCCCACCAGCGGAGGACTGCCGGGAACGTTCCCGCAAGACCCAGCTTGCCCGTGAAATCTACGGAAAAGACTCCGGAAAGCGCCGTCACGATCACTCCGACGAGGTCGAACAGGGCTTTGACATCCGCATCTTCGATATCCCGTTTCACGACGAGGTAGAGGGTCTTCCCCGTGATGTCGACGGCGGTTTCCGCCCTGTCCACAAGCTGGAACTGGATAGTCGGCGTCGTCCCCTGAACGAGGTTGATGAGGAATCCTGGAGAGATCATCTGAGGCATTCCTAAACTCCTTCGAGTTCGGTCGTCAGAGAATCCTTAACGATCTGGACGTGTTCCCTGGACGCCGAGAAGTCTTCCATCGTCCGTTCAAACATCCGCCCAAGATTGTCCTGGTTCGGGATTGTCAGGCCCTCCCGGGCGATCTTTCTGGCGATCATGAAGGCCACGCCTCTTGCTTCTTTGCCTGTGATGCCGAGCTTTCCATGCACCCATTCCTCGATGGGTCCAGGAGGAGGCCAACTCGATCTCGTTCCTCCGCTTTCGTGCGTCTTGGCGTAGGGGCTGTCATTGTAGATGACCTGGGTCTTGCCCCCGTCTTCTTCCCTGATCTTGGTGTTCTCCCTCAACGTTCCTTTCCACACGGGCGTCATCTCGACTACCCTGTCGAAGACTGGACGGATGGCGCTCCGTGCGGCATTGGCCGCCGCCTCTTCCAGCTTTTGCTGGAATCGCCCAAGCTCGGAACTCGAAATCTCTACTTCTATGTCTCCCATCGGCTAGGCCCATCCCTTGAAGTAGTAGCAGGGCTCCGACTGCTTCTGGAAGTCCACTTCGTCACGGATCAGTTCGTCGTTGATCTTCTTCATCAGGGCATCCGCCACGCCACGCCACTCCTGCTCCTTGGTGCGGTAGTTCACGCTGTCGATGTTCGAAGCCACCGTCTGGGCATAGTAAGCGGCCATGGCGAGTGCCGCATAAGCCGCCGCCAGACGTCCGACAACGCCTTCATGAGAAGAAGGGATGGTGTCGTAACCGTCCAGCATCCCGTTGAGAACATGAGGAGCCGTGTAGGTGAGGCGGAAGGATCCGCTCGGATTGGAGTCCATTTTGTAGAAGAGTCCGGTCTCCTTCCGATAGAGCCTGAAACACTTGGGGCTGTAGTAGGTCGGAGGCGAATTGTCGATGGGGTATTCGAGGGCGACGAACCTTGATCCCGCCGCCCATGAAGAGGGTGCCGGATAGGTTCCCGTGGTGATGGTTGTCACCAGATCGGTCTGAAGGTTCGGAATGCGGCGATTGTACTCGGCAATGGCACTCAGGATGGATTTGTCGCGTACATCGGTCGATGCCGTAATCTGCTCGACCAGCCCGGCCTTGTCCTGGAGTGCGAGATTGTACTGGAGATTAAGATTGGCAAGAGTGACCATCGGATCGCGCTCCTTTCACCACGCGGGACGTGGTCCGGGGCCGCTCGCGTCATCCGCGATCACGCACCCGGACTCTTAAACCGTTGCCCGCTATGCGCCGGGCGTCCGACCGGAGGGCTCCCGTTTCCAGAAGCCCTCCTTCGTCGGTCGTCAAGCGACCGTTTCATTTCCGGGAGCCAAAGGGATCACGTGAAGTGGGTTCATGTCCCTTTGGGCTCCCCACAGGCCCCCCTGATTTTCTACCATTGACACCGATCCAGCCTTCCTAGCATCTTCCTTGGCTCCCTATCAGAGGGCTCCCGTCTCCCGTTGGGAGCCCTCTTTCATAGAGTGCCAAAGCACTCTAAACTACCCCGATTAGGCGATCCCCGCCTTGACGTTCTGGATGTAGCCCTGGGCCTTCGGGAAGTAGGGCTTCAGAACGCTCTGCCAATAGATGCCGAACTCGTACTTCCTCTGCGTGAGGGCCCACTCATATTGTGTGTATTCCTGGAGCGTCTCGATCTCCCAGACGTTCGGGACCTGGTTGTTGGGGTACGGGAGACGCATGACCGGGAGCAGGATCGTCCCGGCGGGCATGTAGGGGTGGGTGAAGATGGGGACCTCGTTCGGGATGCCCTCCGCGAAGGAGGACGCGAACTTGTTGAGGTAGCTCCCCACGAAGATCCCGCCGACCACGTTCTTCTGCCCGTCCTGGAGGACGATGCGGTACGCGAGGTTGCTCGAACCACCGATCAGCTTGGTGATGTCCGCAGCCTGCTGGCTGTTGACCAGGATCATGTCCGGCCCGAGCCGGTACGTGTCCCACATCGCCTGCATCACGTTGTCCAGTTCCGTGATGCCGCCCGCGTTGTCCTTGGTGAGGATCACGTTGTTCTGGTTGACGTACAGGCCGGTCGTGGCTGCCGCCGCGATGCTGCCGATCATGCCCGTGTAGACGGTGGCGTCGCCCGTCTCATCGGTGGCGTTGGCGTCCGCGCCCGCAGTGACCGCCGTAACCGTCGTCCCGTTCGCATAGACGGTCTGGTTGTACTTGTAGGCGTCGCCGTCCTTCTTGATGAACACGTTGTAGGCCGCAGCGCCCTTCACGGCGGCCCAGACGGCAGTGATCTTGTCGTCGCTGCCACCGCCCGCGATCGTGACGAGAATCGAAGCCGTTCCAGCGGATTCGCCTTCCGCCGTGGCCGTGCCCGCAGCCTTCTGGGCCTTGAACACGCCGTCGAGGGTGAGTGCGGAGACCTTGAGGTAGTAGGCCCCGTCCACCAGGGACCCGCCCGAAGCCACTAGCGAGGGAGTGACCGTGGCGGGAGCGCCGATGTCCGTCGCCTGACCGCCGAGGATCACGCGCTCCTCGCCCATCATGCAGGCGTACAACAGGTTGACGGCGGCCGTGGCACGGATGTCCTCGAAGCTCTTGGACCGGGCCAGAGCCTCGAAACCCACGTAGTCATCGAATCCCATCGAGACGAACGTGGAGTACTTCGACTCGGTGCCGGTTGTCAGCGCCGGGTTGCGAGTGTTCTCCGTGGCCCCGGGAGACAGATTCGCGGTGTTGATCCCGTTGATCTGCCTCCAGTTGGTCGCCGACGCGCCCACCGGGGCCGGAATGCGGGGAATCCTGTTGCGCAGGGGGCTGTAGACCGGGAACAGCTTCTTGGAGGGGGCTTCGAGCAGGTACCCCTCAAGCCCCTGGGCGATATTGTAACCGGCCTTCTGGAGAGGCATGGCCGACGGCATCATGCCCTTGGAGAAAGCCTGACGCGCGAGTTGGAGGGTTTCCTCCGTTACTTGCGCGGACGGAAACATGGCGTTCATGGTGCATCCTTCCTAACGTTCCTTCGTCCATCCACCCTCATTTCGGAGAGGGTACGTCCCGACGCCCTCCTAGGCGTTCCTCTTGGCAATGCCTCCGAGATAGGCGCACTTCGCAAGCTCTCTCTGGACCAAATCGCGGGTGAACGGATCCCTCGTCTCCGTTGCGATCTTCTCCAGAGCCGCGACAGCCGCTCCAGCATCGGAGAAACCCGCACCCGCCGCCTTGTCCACGAGCATCACTCCCTGAGGGAGTTCCGTCCGGGCAGGGCCTCCGGGGATGGGGGTCTTTTCGATCTTATCCAGACGTGCGGCGAGTTCGCCGTTCGCCTTGGTCAAGGTCTCGATGGTGGTCGTCAGCTTGTCAAACTTGGCCTTCATCAAGCCCTCGGCCTGGACCGTCTTGAGGCTCATGCTCACTGCCTGGCCACCAGATGCTTCAGCATCCTTCGGCGTGGAGCAGGCTTCCAGTTCCTCCGGCTTCGCAGGCGGAGGCGGGGGCGGCGGCTGCACGGGCGGATGCAAAGGAGGTTCCACAAGCCCTTTGGACACTCCTTCCTTCGCAGCACAGGCCGCGTGGTACGGAACGCCCGCTTCCGCCTCCGCCAGCTTCGTTCCGCACACGGCACAGAAAGCATACTTGTTGGCGGGAGCCGCAGAAGGCTGGGGCTCCAGGGACTCATCGTGCGGATAGGTGTCCACGTGGGGAGGATCGGAAGGGCCAGTCGCCAGAGGCACGTCGGCGGCGGCTGCCGCCTTCGTGGGAGCCTTCGATGCCCCACCCTGGCCGTCCGGAACCTTCACCTCGGTTCCGCCGCTCAGGTTCTTCCCGGCAGGGGACCCCAGGGGGACTACCCCTCCCACCCCGTCGCCCTTGGGCCCTTCCTTGACCTTCGGGATCTCGGGCCCCGGCGGAGCCGTGTCCGCGATCTGATGGATCTGGACCTTATTCGATCCCTGATCACTTCCCTCGGTAACGGCGGTGGTGGCGGTTTTCTTCGACATCTTCATCCCCTCCGAAGTTTTCTTTTCAACAATTATACCCTTGTTCATCAGCCAGACCCGGCCTGCCCCATCCACAAAGGCGTTGGCCTCGAGACCTTGGAAGTCTTTTCCGCAGGGCTCGGCATCCTCAGGCATAAGATCCAGGGCATTCTTGCAGAGGACCTCGCCCGCGGCGGATGCCAGCTTGAACTCCTTGATAAAGGCGTCTGGACAGGCGGGATTGTCTACCAAGGAGAGTTCCCCGAGGATGTAATCGAATACGCGGTTGACCAATTTGCCTTTGTAGTAGTCCGGCCTCTTGGCGCACTGGGGGGCTCCGATGCTGAAGCCGTTGAGGACGCGATCCTGGACGTCGTTCCAGGCAGCCTCCCCTTCCGGGCTCTTGGAAAGGCGGGCTCCGACCCAGACCTGGCGGTTTTCATCGTCGAACTTCACCGAGAGGATCTTCCCCACCGGATTCAACTGGTGCATCGACCGGAGATTCCCAAGCGTCTCTCCATTGCTGTTCTTGGAGAAAAGCTGGGACCATTCGGTAAAGGCCTTTTTGGAGGCTTCGTAGTCTACGATCTCGTTCTGGGTGTCCAGAGCCTCGGATGTGGCAATGCCCCAGATTTCGCGACGGGCATCGTCGATCTTGCGGATCGCAAACCCAAACCGCCTCTGGAGGCCTGATGTCTCCATATGGGAACTATGGCCTCTCCAGAAAGCTCGCGCAAGAGGAATTCGATATCCGACTGCACGGTATGCAGTTGGTCCTTGTAAGGGAAAATCCAGGGTGGTACACTCTGATGAGAGAGCTATGACGAAAGAAAACGCCGAAGATCAGCCTGCATCTCCGGATCCCTCAAAGGATCAGGCCTCTTCCGGATTCTGGTCTCTTTCAGAGGAAGAGATCAAGAAATCGGTGCAGATCCAGAAGGAGGACATCCCTTTCAGGATCCCCAAGGACAGGATAGATCGCTGGAATATAGAAAAGATGCTCTGGGAGACCCAGGAAAAGGGTTCTTGACAAAAACTCCTATCCTCTCTTCTACCCCGGCCAAAGAGGATTCTCTTAGGTCGGGGTTTTTTATCCCAGGCCTTCGATCAGCTCTCCCGATTCTGTGATCCGGTACCCCTTCCGAACCTTCCCGTTGTCCCATCCGATCAGGTAGAAGAGGCAGACGGCGGGGCCTCCGATGTCCTGTCTCATTCTTCTCCCCCAGATCAGGTTCCGGGCGGAGCCGGGGAACGGGTCAGACATGGGACGATCATTCACAGAAAAGACCCCGGTCTGGAGATCCAGCCGAATATTGGTCCGGGAGGGCTCAAGGAAGCATCCAAAGGAATCCAGGAGAATGCCAATCTGGGAAACTGGATCGCTTAGCAACCCCTTGCCTTCGAAGAGGATAGGACCGGTTCTGGCCCACCAGGAAGGGGTCCAGGACCAGTCCATGGAGGCCTCTATGCCTCGTCGTATTCGAACGTGATCGTCTTGACGTCCGTGTTCCCGGCCTCCATGGCAAGGGCACACTGGAGCTGGCACTTGAGGTAGTCCGAATAGCCGGGAGCGGTCAGGATCCCCACCAAGGAGCCGCCGATCCCCAAGTTCGGACCGGAAGGTTCCACGGTCGGGAAAGGGAGACCCGTGATGGCCGCCCGGCCTGGCATGGCATAGGCCGGAGCCGCATACCCGGAAGTCCTCAGGGAGCAGAGAATAGCCTCCCCAGTCTTGAACAGGCCGTATGAGACCCAGACCTTCAGACTCGAGATCCGGTTTGACGTGCCCAGGCTCACCAGACGAAGCCTCCAGTACTTTCCGAAGGAATTGCTTCCGGCTGGAACCGGAGAGGAGGCCGGATTAAGGTTCGGGGCATCCACGATCCCGAAGTTCCCGTTCGTGATCCCATTCGTCACGGTCTGGCCAACCCCGTTCGATTCGCTGATTTCAAGCGTGGCCGCCATGTCTTACCCCTTTCTCCCCGGGGCGACTTCTTTCCCGCCATTCCGGCGTGATTGGAAGGTTCTCCTGATCCGATCACGTACGACGTTTTCCATATCCTGGTCCAGATCATCTTCGTCTTCCCAGTTGAGCTCCTGTTCGATCCCTTCTACTTCGTCCTCGCTAAGGAATTCGGGCTTGAAACCGCGCCTGGGCTTCTTCTCCTCCCCCCTTTTCAAGGCCCAGCGCTCGTACTTGTCCAGCTCGATGTCCCGCATCCTCTTCAGAGCCGTCGCCGATCTGGCGAGAACCGGAGGCATCGCTACCGTCCCACCCTCGGCCACAGGCTGCTGGACCTGAGGCTCCAACAGGACTTCCTCGGGCTTTTTCGGGAAGAGGACGTATCCCGAAGGCGTCGGGTACCCCGGTGGGAGCCCCAGAGGCTTCTTGCCCTCCTCGATCCTCCATTCATCCACCTGCATGACGCCGCACATGACTTTCGCCTTGTTCGACTCCACGATCTTCGCCTGGGTGCGGCCCCTGTCCGTGATCCAGTTCCAGCTCAGCCAGGGCTTCCTCATGTACTTCTTGATGATCTTGTTCATCACCCGCTCGATGTACATCTTGAGGGCCGCCGCTCCACCTTCCGCCTCGACATCCCCCAACTCTTCGGCCACGGAACGGTTGGTCATGCTGATGAACGGAATCGGGCTCACTCCGTAGGCAAAGCAACAGACTCGGGCTACCCATTCATCGAACTTGTTGTGGAGGTTGTAGCTCTCTTCCTCCTTGAATTTCTGGAGCGAGGATCCCTCGGGAGCCCAGAAGATCTTGCTTCGCTGCTGGGCGTTGCCCCGAAGGAGCTCGTCGAAGTACTCCGCAAACTGCTTGATCTTCTCCAGCCCCCACTCCTTCGGCAGGGTGGCGATCCCCGCCGGGGTGTTCCCGTCCGTCCAGGCCGCCAGATTGTACAGCTCGCGCCGGATCCCCTGGTTGATCGTAATGACAAGCTGCTCGGTCGGGGAAAATCCGTAGAACTTGTTAACCCGACGGTTGCCGGGGAGATACATCAGCTCCTCCTGGGTGTACCACGTCTTCGGCACCCCGTAGAGGAACTGTTGATAGGCGGGGTAGGGAGGCATCGGGAGGAAGCCCCGGGTGTCACACAGGACCTTGATGCTCGATCCGTCGATCAGGTCCAGAGAAGCCAGCTTCCCTCCGTAGGTCATGCGCGGATAGATCGTCACGGCATCCGTAACCAGCCGCTCCTCGACCACCTCGTTGAGCCATTCGATCCATTCGTGCTCCCCGTCAGGTTTCTCCAGGAATCTCTTGACCTCGGTAATGTCGGCCTCGTAGCTGTTCCCATCCTCCCTGTTCGTGGACACGATGTCCCATTCGTGCGCCTGAAGAGAGGTCTTGAGGTGCTCGATGATCACCCGGACGATGGTGTACTCGGCCAGCCCCCGAAGCTGGGCGAAGTTGATCGCCTCGGTGCTTCGGGGCGAGATCTGGATGTTGAACCCGGGCGGATACTGCCAGCGACGGGGAGGCGTCCCATCCGGATCCTTCGGAGTGAGAGGCAGGCCACCGGAGAGCCAAGGGTCCTGGCCGACGAAGACCTCCTGGTGCCCCGGCTTCTCCACAGCTCCGACGGGACTAAAGTTATTCGGAGACCGTGGTCGCTGGAGAGCCTGCGTCATGCGCCCCAGGGCGTTACCGATGGATTCCATCAGAGTCATCGCGTCACCTCAGTCAACGGCGTTTTCACCACGGCCTCGGAAAGCTTTCCTGGAGACCGCCCTGCCACGGAAATCTCTTCCCGATTCTTACGAGCAAGCTGGCCGACGTACTCGAACAGGCCCGCTCCCGGCTCCCCGGAGGATTCCAATCCGAAGGCCATCCCATCCTCCATGGCCGCCAGGGCCAAGGCGTCTGCCCGGTCGGGGGAATATCCCAGGCGTTCCCGGGTTCGGCTCTTCTCCTCCAGTTGGATCTGGCCCTTGGAGGTCATCCTGCTCTTCAGAACCGAAAGGTCCCTGGCCAGCCGGGAATCTTGGGGGCTGATCTTGATACGACCCTCCCGGAACCGTTCCCGAAGGCCCCAGAACATCTCGGTTCGGGCGTTGAAGAGGGTCTCCGGGTCCGTGGACCTCTTCCCGAAGTTGATAGCCACGATCTCATGTTTCAATTCGCGGAGACGGTCAGAAACACCACCGTTGTGCGTCCATAGGATTCTACCACTCTTCAGCCTGCAAAAGATGAGCCGCGATGGCGAATTCACAGACAGGTAATAGACATCCCCGATTCTTCTGATGATCTTTTCGAGAGGGAGCGTCCTGGAACATCCATGCCATTCGGCTACGCGCCAGTTGTCAGCCTTCCGTGTGATGATCCTTCCGTCGATCTTCCCGGTGCTTCCTTGCGCACAATGGAGGCGGATGGTTCCATAATGCCCAGTCTTGAAGAGCAACAGTTGAAGGTCATCCCTGAGGAACACACTCGATGTCGAATAGTTCCTAGCACCCTTGTGAAGCAATCCATCCCCCTTCAGGAACTCGTTGAGGAAGATGTTTATCATTTCTGGGGTCGCCAGATGTACTACCTGTGGAGCCCTCTTCCTGTAGACCCCACGCCCATCTCCGGGCGAATAGCAGTTCTCCTTGAGCCAACATACCAACGGCATATTCCAGACCTTGTAGCAGTATTCCCTGCCACCGCTCAGGGTACGATTGAACCTCAGCCCGCATTCCAACAAGGCGGACTCGATGTCTTCATTCCACCGCGAATCCTTCGACTGGGAGATCCCGATGTACTCCTGTCTTCCACTCGTTGCAACAAATCCTTCCGACAGGAACCAGCCCAGGAAACGCATCAATCCGGCCCCAGACATCTTCTGTTCAGGATACGCCTCCTTAACGCCTCCATGCGGCATCTTGATCCGACGGGCTGGAAATAGAAGCTCGGGATGCCTGCCTTCCCATGGAAATTCCACGTCCAGATAGCATTCTCTTCTCGATATGACAGTACACCACGAATTCAATTGCCAGGGCTGTTCCGGACGCGCCTTGTGCGGCACAAGATGGGTGGCGCTGAACTCGTAGCCCCCACTCTCTAGAATCTCCACGCCTTCGCGTTTGTCAACAGAGGCTACGGTCCCCAAGGCAACCTTTCCACGCTCATCCTTCGAGTATATGAGATCGCCCTTCTTGATATCTTCGACTTTCTTCCACCCCGACTCACAAAGCACTTCCGTTCCGGGCACCAGACACCCGAGTCCGGTGTCGTCGATCCTCACCCGCCGGGCCGGGATGCCGCCGTTAATGCGCTTAGCGATCTCCCCCACCGTCTGCATCAGATCCTGGCCTTGGACATCGTGGACGCATCGGAAAACGTCTCCCGTACCCTGGTAGAAGACCGTGTGGTCTCCTCCCTGCCGGGCGATATCACACCCCAGCGTGTTGTTGGAAACTTCGTTGGAAGTCTCATCGGCCTTGAAGGCCTCCTGAGCCCGTTCGATCCATCCCAGGGGGATCAGGGTATCCGCGACGTCCGTGGGGAAGATCCCTTCCACGCGGGCCTGCCACATCGGAGAACCCTCGCTGTAGGTCTGACGGATGTCCTCGATGTACTCTTTCGAGCAGTAGGAGCTCTTCCGGCTGTCCAGCGTGAAGTTCGCGTATTGCCCCCGCTGGGAGGTGAAGGCAGCGTAGAACGGGCTCTCCGGGACAAAGATGGCGTTGCCGATCAACAGGAGCTTGGCGTTCGGAGCCGACAGGAGGGATTCGATGCCGGGCCATATCCTAGGATCGATGCCCTGGGCCTCGGTGACCACGACCAGCACATTCTCGGAGTGAAGACCCTGGAAGCTCGAATCGTCCCTGGCCGTGAACCCGATCATGTAGTTCTTCTCATCCTCGGGATCACGGAGCATGGATTCGACCGGCAGGAGCTGGCCTCCCAGGGGACACCGGGCCTTACGATAGGCCGCCCTGATCTCCCCCCATACGATGTGCTGAACCTGCCGGTCGGTCGGACCCGTCGTCACCACGATCGAGGGCTGATGGACGATCTTGTACCAGAGGGCCAGCCGGGCAGCCAGGAAGTCCTTTCCGCTATTGCGGAGGACCATGAAATCGGCACCGAGGATGCGATGATTGCCGTCCACGGTGAAGCCGTAGTAGTCGCCTTCGCCGAGGTTTTCGATGCTCTTGATCCCTACGTGGGAGGGATTGTGATTCACGAGAACAGATCTCTTGGTCGTCGCCTTCCTCTTGACGTGACAGGGGATCTCGGGAACTCCGCTGATGTAGACACGCCAGTACGTCCCTTCTACATGATGCCCCGTTTTGAAAGTCGTCGAAACGAATTTCGGTCTCATCGTAGCCCGGCCACCCAAGGAACGCACAAGCGTCATGATCTGCTCGCTCAGGGATTTCCGTTTCTGGACCAGATCGTACGCCCCGCTACAACTGGCGCTTCCATCCGTATCGAGCAATCCGGCCAGAAGCTCCAAACGCTGCCCCCGAGATGACGTCATGTAGTCCCTGGGAATATGCTTGTTCTTGAACACACCGAGGGATCTCAGGAGAGCCAGCCACGGATTTGGAAAGTGACTTCCCACCCCGCGCAAACGGCCATTCGTCATCAGCCAGTTGCGTCCATTCTTCATGGGACGGAACTCGCACCCGATGGAATCGGCGTAACGGCTCAACTCGCCGATGATCTCCGGTTCGGTAGCGGCGAAATCCGAGGTGCTCTCACATCCGTCGCCGAGCCATACGCCGAGGAGGTACGGCGGGATGGGCAGATATTTCTTCGAGTACTCGACGCCCACCCTGAAGCCTCCGTGCCTCCGACGCTTCTCCCTGCACCAGGCCATGAAATCCCGTACCGAAATCTCCGCGACGTCACCCGTCTTGTAGACATAGTGACTGGCCATGGCCACCAGGCACAGGACGTGGGATTCATTGTGAACGTACTGAGTGCCGTCGGTGTAGGTGATTCGGTACATGGTCTCGCGGCCCCTGGTCAGACCGTGGACCGTGCGGGGCTTGCCGTCGTCCCCCATCAGGACGTCGCCGCCCCTGATCTCCTCCACGGATTTCTCGGTTCCATCGTACATGAGGAAGCGGGTCCCGAGCCCGAAGCAGGCGTGACCGCTTTTCACGGCAATCTTGCGGTGATAGGGGAACTCCTCGACAAGGGGAATCTGTTGGGCGTCCAGCGTCTCCCCCAGTATCTCCTCGATGAAGTACCGGGGGGAAGCTGTCACCTGACGGATGATGGCCAGGTCTTCCGGCTTGGGCTCGTTCACGGAACTACAATCCTCCCCTCGGAAGACGCACCGATCTGTTGCGCCTGGAGCTTATCCCTCATCTGGCGACCCTGCTCGACGCAGAACGGGCAGAGAGCCAGGAAGTTGGGGCCCTGCCGCTTCACCACGCAGGCGATGAGAGATCCCCGGGACGAATGAAGCGGGCAGACGATGAAGATCCGGCTCGATCCTAGGAAACCTGGGCCTGTTCGCTGATTCCGGGAGCCTCCGGAGATTCCAAAACCACCAGGGGTTCCTTCGGTACCGGGTCTTCTCTCTTGGGACTCTCCTTCCGACCCTGCCATTCCTGAACCCTCCGAGCTATGTCCATCAGCGTCTGTTCCATCCGGTCGTCGTGCTTCTCCACCGGAAGCTGGAACAGGCCTTCGATCTTCGCCAGCCGCTCCAGTTGCTTCCCCGCCGTTTCCAGGGCCAGGGAAATCACCCTGGGATTCACCTTGTCTTTGATGGCCATCAGCTCCTGGATATGCTCCAGGGCCTTGTCCTTCAGCTCGATGATCTCCTGGTAGGTCTTGTTGGCGTGGGCCTTTCGGTCGACCTGGGATTCCAGGATCATGTCCCGGACGTAGGGATCCCTCAGGAGGAGGCTGCCACGCTTCCCGGCACTGGTGGGGGAATATCCGGCATCCCGGGCCGCCTTCGAGGCGTTGCCGTGCACCAGGTAGGAGTCTACGAACCGCTTCTTCCGAAGCACCATGGGAAGGGTGACATACTTCCGCTTGAGACCCGGGGGCTTCTGCTCTTCTGGAGGCCTATTCTCGCCCATAAACAAGAGTATGCAGTCTTAGAGGAGCTGAATCAAGAAGCTCGGGTCTTCTTCCTGGAGGGCTTGTGGCGGGGCTTTCTCCGACTCGGCTCTTCCTGACGTGGCGGGAGATCCCCCAGGCGGGCTTCCCGGGCAGGAGGACAGCTGCCCTCATGCTTCGTTCCGCAGTCCTTCTGGGCGTAATCAAAACAGACGGAACGAAGACAATAGGGGCAGAGGGATATCGTGGACCCCCCACAGACGATGCATCGTTCAGGCATCAGACCTCCGTTTCCTCCGGATCTCCCCGGCCACTTTCTCCATCTCCTTCTTCAACCGGGCCATCTTCTGTATCAGGAAGCCGACTTTCTGGTCATGGTGCCGCCGGATATGCCAGGTCCTCCCGGACTTGGACATGCATTTCTTGCCGCACAGGAGACAAGGGAAGACCACCGGGGAAACTGTCAGGGGGGCTCTCGAGACTACTTCCCCGTTTCTTATCACCGACAGGAAGCATTCTCCACAGTTTCCGCACTGAAGCCGCTGGATTCCCGGATCCGACGCCAGTAGAAAAGTCCGAACAGAGCTACATTTCGGACAGCCTTCTCTCCCACTTCCTACCAAGCCCTCTCCTTCAAAACTACGTGGTCAGGGGTTTCCTCCTGTTCCATTCTTCAACCGCTTCCAGGGAGAATCTCGCCATGGGTCCCGAGGCCGTACAGCCCTTGCAATGGACCCAGTGGATTTGGACGTATTCCATGTACCTGTCCTTCCCCGTCTCGTGGACCATCTCCAGCTCCTGAGAGCCGCAGAAGGGGCAGGGTTTCAGATCCATTTCTGCCTTCGCCCCAGGATCTCCTTCAGACCAC